TTGCAGTTTCTCCAGAAAGCATTATAGCATCTGTTCCATCTATTATAGCATTAGCAACGTCATTTGCTTCCGCTCTTGTTGGTCTTGGATTCTTAATCATAGAATCTAGCATTTGAGTAGCTGTAATAACAGGTTTTCCTGCTCTATTACATTTTTTAATCATCATCTTTTGTGCACAAGGAACATCTTCAACAGGAATTTCTACTCCTAGGTCTCCTCTTGCTACCATGATTCCATCAGATTCTTCTAAGATTTCATCAAAGTTATCTAAACCTTCTTGGCTTTCTATTTTAGAAATTATTTGTATTCTATCTCCACCATTTTCATGAAGAATTCTTCTAACTTCTCTTACATCATCAGCCTTTCTTATAAATGAAGCTGCAACGAAATCTATATTATTTTTACAACCAAATTTTAAATCTTCTATATCTTTTTCAGATAGAGCTGGTAAATTAACAGAAACATTAGGTAGGTTTATACCTTTCTTTTGTCCTAATTCTCCATTATTTCTAGCTATACATATAACTTCATTTCCCTTTATTTCTGTAACATCTAATTCTATTAGACCATCATCTACAAGAATCATATCTCCAATTTTTAAGTCTTTTGCAAAATCTGGATAAGTTACGGCAACTCTTTCACTATTTCCAACAACTGATTGATCTGTTGTAAATGTAAATTTTTGACCAGCTTTAATGCTTACATCTTTTCCATCTTCTAAAGTCATTGTTCTTATTTCAGGTCCCTTAGTATCTAATAGTAAACCTGCTCTTTTTCCAGTTTCAGATATAGCTTGTCTAAAATTCTTTATTCTTGTTCCATGTTCTTCGTAATCCCCATGAGAAAAATTTAATCTCATTACATTCATTCCTCTATTTAATAGCTCTTTTAAAGTTTCTACTGACTCAGTCACAGGACCAATAGTACAAACTATTTTTGTTTTTTTCAAATAACTCACCTCATCATTTTTTACTATGTTTAATTTTATAACATTCTTGACTTTTTAGCAAGAAAATTAAAGCTTATTTTTTTGTCATTTTTGTATAAAAAAAAACATTAATGATAATTCATCAATGCTTATTAACAAAATGGTGCCTAGGAATGGATAATAAGATAATAATAGTCTAATATAGACTACATCGTAACATATTTTAAATTGTCTGTTTTTTGTCTGTTGTAAGAAATTTTAAGATATAAAACTAATAATTATTTTGAATGTATCATATCCGAGAATAATTTTAAAAAGCAGGAAATTAATCCTGCTTTATTTTTTTTTATAATAATAATTTCTTTCTCATCATCAAATGATACTTCTGCTTCTCTGTCATCAACAAAAAAGCCTAAGTTTAATACTAAAATAATTTTTTTTTGTAAAAAATGCTGCATTTTATATTATTTTATGATATAATTTTAGAAAAAATAGGAGGAATTTAAAAAATGTACAATATTACTGCAAGTAGCTTTTTTGCTGGAATAGGCGGAACTTGCTTAGGATTTAAACAAGCAGGTGTAAATGTTATATGGGCAAATGAGTACGATAAAAATGCATGTGAAACATATAGAAATAACATCAAAAGTACAAAATTAATTCAAGAAGATATAAAAAACTTGGATATAGATGCTATTCCTAAAACAGATATTTTAATCGCAGGTTTTCCATGTCAAGCTTTTTCTATTGCTGGAAAAAAAGGTGGTTTCAATGATGAAAGAGGAAAACTTTTTTTTAATCTTCTTGATATAATAAAATCGAAAAAAAATGATGTGATATTCCTAGAAAATGTAAAAAATTTAGAAAATCATGAAAATGGGAAAACATTAAATACAATTTTAAATTGTTTAAAAGATGCCGGATATTTTGTAAAATACAAAGTATTAAACACTATGGATTATGGTAATATTCCCCAAAATAGAGAAAGAATCTATATTGTAGGTTTTTTAAAAAAAGAAAGTTATGAGAAATTCACTTTTCCAAAAAAGGTTAAACTTACAAAAAAAATAAATGATCTTATAAATTTATCAGAAAAAAAAGAAGATATCTTTTATTATAAAAAATATAAGATATATGATAAAATAAAGAAAGAAATTATAAAACATGATACTATCTATCAATGGCGAAGAAAATATGTGAGAGAAAACAAGAGTAAAGTTTGCCCAACTTTAACTGCAAATATGGGAACTGGAGGACATAATGTTCCATTGATTTTAGATGATTATGATATTAGAAAATTAACCCCTGAAGAATGCCTTATGTTTCAAGGGTTTCCAAAAAGTTTTAAGTTTCCAAAAATAGTGAGTAAGTCGGAAGCATATAAACAAGCAGGTAATTCTGTATCAGTTCCAATAATAAAAAAAATAGCAAAGAATATTGTCTCTGCTATTTCATAATTACACTAAAAAAAGGTTTCTATTGAAGCCTTTTTTATATAAAATTTTCGTAAGAACCAACAGGCATTAATAAAATATAATATTTCCCATCAATAATTTTTATTTTTACTGAATCATATCCTGTTTTAGCGAGTTCTTCATAACTTACTACTTCATTAGGTCTTGTTTTTTCTATCCCTAATTTTTCAAAAAGCCATTTTCCTAAATCTGAATTGGGATTAGTCATTAATGCTTTATCGTCTTGTTGGCATATTTTTGCACTAAAATTTAAATCTTCTGTAAATAGGTCAAATTCTTCTCCAGGAAAAAAATCAGGATAAGTAGTTCTTACTTCATAGGGGATAGGAATATAAACTTCGTATAAATCTCTAGCTCTACCCCTAGCATTACTTTGATTCATACTACTTCTTGGAAAACAAGTTTTCTTTCCATTTTTCCAAGAATACAAAGGTAAAATTATATAATCCATTATCATTACACCTCCCTTCATTTAAACTATTACTATTCTAAACTAATTGGACTATTTTTTCAATAAAAAAATAGGGGTAGGATTTTTTCCTACCCATTTCTTCTATTACAATTTAGTAGATGATCATAAATCTTTTGATAATCTGCTTCCACCTTATCTCCTAACTTGGATATCATTGCTTTTATTTCATCTTTTTGTTTTTCAGAGCTGTTTTTTATTTCTTCAAGTTGCTTGTCTAATTTTTCTTGATCTATATAATATGTTTCCTTTTTTAATCTTTTGTTAATTTGCCTCATTAGATAATTATGATAGCCTAAGATAACTCCACCAACTGTAATTAAAGATGTTCCAAGCATTCCTAATAATGTTAAAGTGATTTCTAATTCCATTAATCCTCCTTGTATGCAAACATCCCAAATGTTCTAACAGCTCTATACATTAACTGTCTTTTGAAAAAGCCGACCCCTTGTTCTTTCATAACTGCGAGAAATACTTTATCAGCTTCCTTTCTACTTACTCCCAAATTATGACCATTTCTATATAACCAATCATGAATAACAGCTGCTTTTGTGTGATCCCCATAAGTATTAATAACATTTCTGAAAATTCTAGGTACACTAGCTAAATCGCATTTAAACCCTGCAGGGATATGAATTAATTTTTCTCCTATCATATATCTATAATCTTTTTCTAAAATAAAATCTTTCCCATCATAATATTTTAAATCAAACTCATCTAGTTCTGGCATTTTATTCCTCCTATTATTTGTTATAAAAATTAATTCTTTGTCTTAATACACTTAAATAGCCTTTCATAAATTTTAGCTGTTCTTTTAGATAAACTTGCTCTAATCCTTTTAATTCTTTAAATTTTTCTCCATTAATAAAATTTTCTAACTTTGTTACTTTATCTTGTAACTCATTTTTTTCTATAACCATTCTTTCTATAAATGCTTCCATTTAATCACTCCTTATCTTCTAAACTGAATATTATCTGCTATTCCTAGTTGAAAATGTACAGAGTCTTTTTGTTTCCAATTTCCACCCCAAACTATTCCATATTTATCAATAAGACCTTTAGTTTTTGCAACATCATAAATAGCTTTGTAATATTTATAATCCCACTTAGCAACAGTTTTTTCTCTTACTTCTCCAGTTTTCTTATCTGTGTATTTTTCTTTTTCCAAAACTGCTATATCAACAGCATACCCGTATCCATCTGCTTTCACTTGGTGCTTTGATTTTAATTTATATCCATCGCACCAACTAACTTTACTTAGTTTATTTCCATTACTATCATATAAAAGAGTTCTTCCTTTTTGATATTCACGATTTTGTTCTTCAGCAGTTCTAACTCCACAAGTTATTTTAAAATCGTATGGAGATTCTTTTATTAATTCTTCCATAAAAACTACTAATTTTGGATGAACTCCATTTAATTTTTCTAAACTATTTTCAGATAAAACAAACATATATACCTCCTTAAAAAAAACGACCTTGTAATAAGTCATATAACGCATTTTAAAAGAGGTAGCTATACTAAACTACCTCTAATTTTTTTATTAACTTGTAGCAAGTTTTGTATGAATTTCTTTTCTTTTAGTCTCAAATTCGGCTTTTGAAAGGTCTTTAGGATTCACTTTAGTTTTAAAATAGTTTTCTGTATCATAAACAGATTGTGTAAAAGTTTTTCCAAAACTAGCCAACACTAAAGATTTTTCTAAATCTAACTCTATTCCAAAATTATCCTCAAAATACCAAGTTATCGATTTTTCTTTTCCCTTAATAATTTTTTCTGCTAACATAATAGATATGTTTGAGGCTAATGATGTTATATCCTTATCACGACATCTTTGTCTGTGTTCTTTTCCATCAACTTTGTAATCAAAGCCATATGTTAAAGCCTCTGCTTTTAGATTGTCAATTAAAGTACAATAGTCATCATACTCTTTTTGATTATCCAATATCCATAGTGATTTTTCTTTGTCCCAATACATATACTTTTGATTTCCAGCTGGTTTAGGTACTGTTATAATTTTCTTATCTTTAATAAATTCTCCATCCTCCAACTGTACATCTATTCCAACTCTCACTCTTTCTTCCCTTGTCATTTCTCTTAGTGTATCATCTTTAAAAATTGGATACTGATAAGATATATCTGTTATTAGAACATCTGTAGTATAATTTGGAAAATATGATAGAGGCGATTTTAAGACATCTTCTAGACTTTCTGCATAAACAGAAAATATCAATTTTTCTTTTTTGTAAAAATTAATCGTTTTCATTTTTTACTCCTTTCAAAATGTTAATAAATTTAAAAATTTCTGTAATATTAAACTAAAAAATACCTAATTTTTTCCTAGCATTTATAATGCTATTTCTTATCTCTGTTGGATTAGCTTTAGCTATATAATGCTTACTTGTAACCCCGCTACTGCTATGATTAGCATAACTAGATGCAAGTCCTAACCCAGCTAAATTATTTATTAAATTAATAGCAGTTTTTCTAAGCGTGTGAGGATATAGATCCTCAATGCCTATTATTTTTCCTAGCTTTCTAATCCTGTTCCTAATTGCTCCTTGTGTCATCTGCTTATAGATTTTTCCATACTTAGTAACAAAAAACCAATCTACATCTATCCCATTTTCTGCTCTGTACAGTATCCATTCTTTTATAAGTTCCTTGCATTTTTGGAAAAAGAATGCATTAACTATATAGCCCTCTTTCTCCTTAACATCTCTAAAGTACCCATTTTCTAAGTCTAATTGTTCCATTTTTAAGTTTTGAATAGCACTAATCCGACAAGCACTATCTAAGAACAATTCCCATAATATCCTATCTTGCAAATCATATTTTTTAGATTCTACTTGCATGTAGAGTCTTACAGTTAAAATTTGTTCTGTTGTTAAGAAATAACTATTTCTAACCTTGTCCTTCTCTGTGAATCTAAGCTTATCTAATTTACTGTCAAAAGGATGATATTTAATCTTATTTCTACGAACACACCAAGCGTAAAATGTTGATATAGCCGTAGTTTTATTCATTAAAGTTCTTTTACTATTTCCTAAACTCCTGCAATAATTTCGATAAGATTCTATGATAGTTGGCATTTCTAGTAACGTTTCTTTGCTTAGTAGCAACTTATTTTTATAAATTTTCTGAAACCAAACTAAAAATAACTTAAAATTATTGCAGTAAGTTTTGTATGTAGTTTCCCAAGTATCCCAATTGCTGCTTTTGCAACTATTTAGATACTCTAAATACACATCCACATTTTCCTTTTTTAAATTTTCCAAAACTGTTAATTGCATAGCTAAACCTCCTTTTTTTGATAGGTTTATTATACAATTCTTAAAATAATGGAAAATCTAACAAGAAAAACAATCTTACTTTTTTACAATGGAGGCTCATTGATTCCTAATGGAACTACATCTATTCCTATAAATGAAGATTGGTATTTTTTTGGAATAGGTGTTGGAACAGCTGTTCAATATGGAAAAGAAAGAATGTGTTTTTTATTTAGAACTATATTTCAATCAAATAATGATATTTTGAGATTTAACGGAATAGAAATTAAATATAATGCTACAGATAAAACTTTAAAGGTTATAAATAATGGTGGGAATTTATACTTCTTAGAGCAATATTCTAGTTTAATTTAACTTATTCATAAAATTTAAAGTTGTAATATAGAATTTAATAGATTTTTATCCAATTGGAAAAAGAACTTCCAGCCCCAGTAATAGCTCTGTAAAAAATCTTACCTTTGAAACTATAAAGAATTTGCTGACAATAGCTGTTGACATCATTTAGAGCAAATACTTGTAAATAAAATGCTTTATCGCTATCCCCATTTAACTCTGAAGGTAATCCTGATATATTATTTCCCCATGATGGAGATATATAGTATCCAGACTCTTTTATATTATCTAAATTAGCATTTGTAATTACTGTAAAACTAATTTTAGTTTTATTTTCTTTTAATGTATTTAGATTTTCCAAATACTAAAGTGGAAAATTTAATCAAAGTTAAAAGGTCTGGAGACTGCAATGTAGTTCACAACGACTGTACAATAGCCTTCGAGTCATGGAGTAGTACTCTATTAAAAAATCGACCAAATAACGAGAATAACCCCGCTGGAATTTTAATTTCTTTTTATTATGGCAGAAGAGTACAGTTATATATAAGTGGGAACACAATGTATACTAGAGTAAATCAAGGAGCAGAGGATTACAATAGTTGGCTACAATGGGTAAAATGTAGCAATTAAATGTAAAAAACTGTATAAGCTACGTTTACAGTATTTGCTCTAGGTGCTTCTACACAGTCTTTTACAAAGCTGAAACTTGTATTATCAAATCCAGTTAAGTACACATTTTCTAAAGTAGTTGCAGTTCCAGTCTTATATACATTTATAGCAACTCCTAGAACTTGTTTATAAATTTTAGGAAATGTAAAACTATAAGCTCCAACATTTGTATAATTTCCAGTAATTCCATTATCAACTTTTATTAGATTTTCCAATCTATCCAAAAGGCTGTTATTGTCTAATGGGATAAAATTAGCAACATTAGCCGACACATCAGAATTTTGATTTAAACACTTATACATTTTTCTAGTATTCCTGTCGTAATAGATATAATTAATATCCTTAACTCCAGCTATTTGAATGTCTCCACCATATCCAACACATCCTGCAAGTCTAGCAAGCATCATACCCTCAAGAGCCTTACCCTCTTCTGTTCCAAACTGCACTATTCCAGCTTTTTCTCTTGTTGCTCCTTCTTGAATTTTTGTAACTGCGGTATTTAATTTTTCAGTTTCCTTATCAATCAACTCTGCATTGTGATTAAAATTTTCTACATTGTAGTACTCATTTCCTTGCGGTTTAATCAATCTTAAATATTTAGTATATTCTGACATTTCTATCTCCTTTCATCATAAATTTCTTGATGTGTCTTATTTTTTAATTCATCATTTTTTAGATTGCTCATTTCTATATGTCTATGATATTTTCCAACAACAGCACTATCTTCATATAATCTAGTGTCATAAATTTCTTTATGATTCTTTGCTTTTAAAGAACTATGCAATAAATAAGCTACTTGATTATGTGTGTTATACCTAAATTCAATGCTAAAATTTAGATGAGCTGGTTTATTGATATAAATGAAATTCTTGAAATTATCTAAGTTCTGAGGTATTCCAACTACAGATGTAAATTTTATTATGAAAGAATAATCATTGTAATTTTCAATAACTTCAATTTCTCCATTTGTGAATATCTTTGCTTGTTCTTTTAAAACATGAGGTGTAAAAATATTTTTAGATAGTAAAGTATAGATAATTCTGTTTTTTCTATCCTGTAGACTCCAACCATTTTTATAGTCTAATTCCATAAATCTTTCATAGTTAGCCACTTGTTGCTCATTAAAAAAAGCTATAAATAATAGCTCCTTGTATTTTTGTATATCATTTTTAGCATATTCACAGATTAAATCTAGTGTTCTTATTAAATCTTCTTGTAAAGTGTTTCTAGCTATTTTTGAAACTTTCTCAATCAATCTATTGCTCATTTATAATCACTGTCCCAACTACTAAAATTTCATCATCGGCAATTTCTATATTAGAATTAGAATTGTTTACTTTTACAAAGTTGTCATTTACTCCGTCTATTTCTAAAATAGCTTTCTCTAAACGATTGATAGATAGTATTGTTTTATTAACTTTCTCAAATGTAGCACTCCCAGTTTTTATAACAGCTTTCAAAAGAGATTCAATCTTTTCTTTTACATCTGATAGAGCATATCCAGATTTTAATATAGCATTAACTTCTATGTTTATAGTCTTAGCTCTAAAGCTTTCTATAGTTACATCAGCTCCAACAGGTCTACCGTCATCGCTCTGTATTCTTTCTCTAACTTTTTGAATTAGACTAGAATCAGCTATATCATTATTATAATTAGCAATTAGAACTTTAACAGTTCCATTACCATTCCAAAGAGGTTTTACTAAGACTTTTCCAACTCCATCAACTTGTTTAGCCCATTGCTCATAATCATATATATTTCCACTGTGAGCAGGTCTTGTAGCTTTTTCTTTTGCTCTAGCAACTAATACAGAATTAGGTTCTTTATCATATCCATTTATAATTTCTTTTTCGTTTGTAACACTGTAAATATTGCTATTTTGAATTTCAAAAGTTGTAATCTCTCCTATTGCAGCATTACCTATTTTTCCTTCTGATAAGCATTCTATTTCTATCTCTGCAACTCCTGATGTGCTTAAATATTCTTTTCTTAAAGATTTATACTTTATACCATCTCTATTTAAAAATATTGTATTTTCTTCTATGATAGAGTTTGATTTTCCTGTTACTTTTAAAGTTCCTTTTGCCTTAGTTCCAACTCTTCTTTTTACTCCAAACATTAAAGCATGCTTATCAACATATTCATCCTCTGTTGCGGTATCTATAAAGGTTTGTTTTTCCCAGAACTCTAACTCTTTGTAAACTTCTTCTGCAGTAATTCCAAATGTTGCAGCAATATCAAAATTGAAAGTCCCTTCCATTTTTGAAAGTGGGTTTTTAAGATTATCCAGGAAATTATTTCTTAATTCAATTTTATCTTTCATTTACACCTCCATTTCTAGCTCACCATACACAGTTTTAACATTAAAGGTTATTTGTGGAACATATTCATCTTCATTAGAAATGTCAAAATTATAGCACTCTGTGATATAAGGATTTACTAGTAATGTATCCCTTATTTGATTAATCATTAAAGCATCTTTAACTGTTTTATGATAGATAGTTCCTATATTAGTTTCTAACTCACTTCCATATTCATCACTATGCACATCAGTATATATAAATCTTTCAGTCTTTAACGCTTTGAATATCCATACTTTCAAAGCTTCATTTTCTTCTAAAACTTTTATATCATTCCCTTCTTTGATATACTCTCCAGTTTTAAAATCTATAGCATATTCTTTAAAAATTGGCATTTCTTCAACTTCTGTTTCTGATTTTTCAAGAAAAATATTAAAATCTTTTTCCACATTACACCCCCTTTATTGCTCCACTTGGCATTTTAACTATCTTTGTCACAACAACATAATGGACGCCCATAACAAGCACTAATACTTCATCGCCTTTTTGGAGAGTATCCTCAAACCATATATCTTTATGTGATTTATATGTCCCATTACCTTCAAATGTTCCGCTTCCATTTAATTTTGGTATCTTATGCCCCATAGCGTCTTGAGTAGTATTATTATAATCGTATTTAGCTACATCTATTTCAATGTTATCTATAACTCCATCAATAGTGTAGTCTCTGTGATAATGAGGTAACAAGTAATTACTACAGTAAATTTGCTCAGATGGTATAACTTGCCCATCAAATTCAATCGTTAGGTTTGGTGGTGGAGTAAGTACCGAAGCTTTTATGATAGATGTTCCTTTTGTAGCTTGACTTATCATTTCACCTATCATTAATCCTAAATCACTCATCTCTTATCCCACCCTTCTGGAAACAGTTGATCCAATTTACTTACTTTTTTAGCTTTTCCTTTTTTAGTTTTCTTACCTTTTTTATTTTTGTCACTTTTTTTAACTTTTTCTTTATTTTCAAATTCCGCTTTATCCATTACATTTTCAAAAGCTAACTCAACAGTACAATAATGAGTTTCTCCTTCAAAGACATGAGCATCCGATTTAACTAAGAAATCTCCAACAAGCCCACTATTTGGCTCTTGTATCCCTATATTGTATCCAGCTTGAATTAATACATTTCCTAGACATTGTAATTTTGCACTTTTTTCTACACTTTTTAGCATGTCTTTAGCGTTTGCTATATTATCTACATCTTTTTCAAATTGCATAACTTGTTGAAATAGTCCAAATTTCTTTTTATCTTCTGCATTCTCTACTTTATTAAGTATTTGTTGCTTTTCATTCTCAACTTTATAGATAACAATTTGATTTACCATATTTTCTATACTTTCTTCGTATGAAGAAGTGGAAATGTTATCTGCACTTGTCAAAAGAACATCTGTATAAGTCCCTTGCTCAACTATATCTATTGCTTGTTCATTGCTTACAATAGAATAAATCATTTTATTTTTTCTATGCTGGATAGTGTATGCATTCAATATAATTTCGTATCCACTTCTATCAATAGCTGGATAAGTACAAGTAACTTCATCTTTTGGAAATTTACCTACTTTTAAATTAAGTTCTCCACATATTTCTTTTAATATTTCACTTGGCTTTTTTCTAAAAAAGTTTTTAACAAAGTTATTTTTATTTAAGTAAATAGAATTGTCATAAGCATAGAATGTTTTAACATCAGTATCTCCTTTTCTTGAATGAAAAAATACTTTTCCAACAAATAATTTTTCATCATCATAAGAAAATTCAATTTCATCTCCTATTTCAGTTATGATATCTCCTAAGTACTCGACTTCTAATTTTCTAGCCGTTCCGTGAATTGCACCACTCCAAATTACTTGAATAAAAATATTTTTATATTCTTTTCCATTAACATAAATTTTAACTCTTTCCATAAAATCACCTTTGCAATAAGCCTCTTGCTACATCTAGCAAGGTTTTATTTTTAGTAACTTCTATTAAACTTATTTCTACATCAATATCTCCAGTTCTTTCAACTATAGAAAAATTTAGAGTTTGGATATAGCATTTAAAAAATATGTTGAACTCAGGAACAATTAAAGTTAAAGGCTCTTTATCGTTTTTTAATTTAGTTAATGTTTCAACACAGCCAGATGGTGTTGCAGACAGTAAATAATTAAAAAAAGGAGATTTAAGATTAGGAAAAAATGTAGAAAAACTAATTCTTTCAGCTTTTCTATTTCCTATTAATGTCTTTTCTCCTACATCAATTATTTTAAAAATCTGTGTGTCTTGCTCACTTTCAATCTTTAAATCTAAAGGTGGAACAACAAAGAAAAAAGGAGTACTTGTAGAATTTTTTAATAAAATAAATGTTGGTTTCATACTATCCCTCCTTTAATTTGTTATTTGTACATAATTTTTTAACTCTGCCATTATTTTTTGTTTAGACATTTCTGCAGTTTTTTCTAAATCAGCTTCATTTTTTATTACAACTCCACCCATATTAACATTTACTTGAGGAGAAAAATTAGTAGTAGATGCTATAGGAGCTTTAAATCCTAGATTTTCAAATGATTTTTCATATTCAGATTTTGGCTTTTTAGGTAGAGGTTTTCCAATTGGTATAGGTTTATTTAAAGACTCGACAGTTTTATTTTGTTGTACAACTTGTTCTTTAGCTAAATCTTGAGGTGATAATTTAGCAAGTCTTCTTCTTTCTTTAAAGTCTTCATCAGTTTCTTTCATTAATTGCTCTAGTCCTTTTCCTGAGCCTTTATTTTCTTTTATTTTTTCTTTTAACATATTTGCTTTTATGTACATGATTTTATCATCGCTATCTGTTTTACTGTTTCTTAAATCTATAGTTTCTAAATCTTTTTCAGCTTGTGCATTAGCTTCATCCCAAGTATATCCTTTTGATTGATATTCTTTTCTTAACTCCCATTTATTTTTTGTTCTTCCTACTTTATCTCCTATCCAATTTCCAACAAATTTACCAGCTTTATATGCTGCATAACTACCTATTACATATTTTCCAGAACCTGGGAAAATATTTTCTGCCATTGCTGCTACTTTTAATGCCGCAAAACCTTTAATAGCCTCAGCTGTAAGAGAGAATATTCTATTAAAATAAGTTTCAACATTCTGAGTATCAAAAGTTCCTTTAGAATTTAGTTCTTTCATTTTAGTTGTAAATTGATTTATAAAGTCAACTGCTGTTGGAGCCAATCCTTCTCCAATTGATAATTTTAAATCTTCAACAGCACTATTGAATTCTGCTATTTTATTTTTTGTGTCACTGCCCATTTCACTAGCCATTTTATCAGTTGCACCTGTTGCATTTCTAATAGCATTTTCGACTTTTTCCATATCTTCTTTATTTGTTTCTAGTAAAGTTGATAAAAGTGTCATTCCTTCTGTTCCTGCAATAGTTGTTAAAAAATAGTTTCTTTGTTCATCTGTCATCCTAGCCAATGCAGGTTTCATTTCTTCAAGAATTTTTCTTAATCCTTTAAACTTACCATTATTATCATATAAAGTTAGTCCTACTTTTTTTAACGCTGCATCCATGTCAGGAGTAGTTTTAGAAAGTCTAGCATATATTGCTGCTAAGTTTCTTCCTGCTTTTCCTGATTTTACTCCAGCATTTGCTAAAGTTCCTAAAATTATATTAACTTCTTCCATACTTTCAAAACTTCTTGATGTTGCTGCAACATATTTATAAGCTTCTCCTAATTGTGCAATACTTGTATTAGTATTATTAGCAGTAGCCGCCATGACATCCATAAAATGATCTACATCTTTTAACTCTATCCCAAAGGCAGTCATATTATCCGTTAGAATATCGGATGTACTAGCTAAATCTTCTCCAGATGCAATAGATAGCTTTAAAAGTTTTGGTGTCATTTCTAATACTTCATTTGTTTTCATTCCTGCCATAGCTTGATACATTTGAGCTTGTGCCACTTCTTGTGCTGTAAATCTTGTACTTCTTCCAAGTTCTCTTGTTTGAGTCATTAGCATATTTTCTTCAGCTGCTGTTGCTCCCATGATAGCTTTGTTTCTTCTGACTTGATCCTCTAAATCAGCAAAAGCAGTTAAAGAGCTTCCAGCTATAGCACCTAATCCAACTAATCCTCCTGCTGCAACTGCTCCAAATTTATTCAATCCAGAATTAACTTTTTCCCAATTCATAGATTTAGCTTTCTGATAAAGTCCAGCTAAGCCTTTTTCAGCTTTATTTATAACTGCAGTAAATTTATCTTTAAGTTCCAATCTAGCACTTAGTACATGTTCCAAATTTTCACCTCCAAATAAAAAAGAGCAGTTTTAAACTGCTCTTAATTTAATTATTTTATTCATTATTTATTTTTTTTGGATTGCCTCTTTCAACTTCTAACCCTGGTTTCAAATATCCACCATCACCACTATTTATCAATTGATTCATATATTTTTTTAAAGCAGGCATATCCTTTGAATTAATATACATAAATATATCATCCAATTGTTCTTTGGTTCTCGTATAAGGGAATGTACCATTCTTAGTAACATATCTTGTAGCACCAAAACTAATAACTGAAATAAAAATAAATAGCACAAATAAAAACTTTTTCATAAAACTTCCCTCCTAAAATGAATTTAATATACTATATTATAGCATTATTCTTTTAAAAGGTACATGTAAAATAAATCTTTTTCTGAGAGTTTTCTAAGTTCTTCTAATTTATGTCCTCTATTTAAATAATGAGCGACTGTACTTAATTTCCAGTCGCTCTCTATTAGTTTTTTGTTTCTTCAACTATGCTAACTAAATCTTTTTCTCCATATCCAGAAACTACTAAGATTAAATCTGCTAGTCTATAAATAGTTGGGTCTTTTAAAACTTTGCTCACAACAGAAACAGGATTACTCTTAC